ACTTTTATAGATGGAGGTTATGAAGATAGCTGGTCTAGTACAAAAGGCTTTCCAAGAACTTGTACCTTTCATGAAGGAAGGCTTTACTTTGGTGGTGTTAAGTCAAGACCTAATACAATCTTTGCATCAAGAGTAGCAAGGTTCTTTGATTTCAATCCTGGTGAGGCTTTAGATGATGATAGCATTGAACTAACAATATCTACAGATAGTACCAATGCAATAACTGGTATGTTCTCTGGTAGAGATCTACAGATCTTTACAAAAGGTGGTGAGTTCTTTTTACCACAATCAACACTTGATCCTATTACTCCTACTAATGTTGTAGTTAATGGTGCAACAAGAAGAGGATCTAAAGAAGGTATTAAACCAGTAGGTGCTGAGAGTGGTACATTATTTATACAAAGAGCTGGTAAATCTTTGAGAGAGTTTTTATTTAGTGATGTAGAATTATCTTACATATCAAATAATATTTCATTGTTATCTTCTCACTTGCTAAAATCTCCATCTGATATGGCCCTCCGAAAAGCAACATCAACCACAGATGGGGATTTATTATTAATAGTAAATGAAACAGATGGATCCTTGGCTACATACTCAATACTTAGAGGACAGAATGTTATAGCTCCTAGTCTAAGTACAACAGATGGTGAGTTTATAAATGTAGGAGTGGATGTGGACCAAATATATTTTACAATAAAAAGATCCATAAGTAGTTCTGATAAATATTATGTAGAGTGTTTTAATGATGACAATACAACAGATAGTTCAAAATTATTATCTGGGAGTAGCAAACCATCATCTACAACTGTAACCGGCTTAACACATCTTGAAGGTAAAACAGTTAAGGTTATCGCAGATGATCAAATGCAACTTGACAAGACTGTAAGTTCTGGCCAGATAACATTAGATGCAGTACCTACAACTTATGTAGAGATAGGATTAAATTATACACCTACTATTAAAACACTACCAGTAGAGTTAAAATTATCTAGTGGTAATATTATGGCTCAAAAGAAAAGAATAATAGAGGCAACTGCTAATTTATATCTCTCGCAAAATCTTACATTAAATGGTAATAATTTTTCATTTGTAGCTGGTGATTTTTTTACTGGAAAAAAAAGAAGGAAACCAATGTTAGGATATGATAGAGATGGACAGATGACATTCTCCCAATCTGCTCCATTATTTTTTACATTATTGGGAGTAGAATATAAAGTGAGTGTAGGACAATGAACCCTTGGGCAATAGTAGCTGTAGTAGCATCAGTAGGTAAAGCATACGCAACATATCAATCTGGTATGGCTCAAAAGGCTTACTATGATAGTCAAGCTGATCTTGCTAGATTACAATATAAACAAAAAGAAATAGAGGCTAAAGAGGATGGTGTTAAAGTTCTTGAAGAAACAAACAAAGCAATAGGAACTATTATAGCTAAAGCAGCAAGTGGTGGTATGCTTACTAATGAAGGTTCTGCTCTACTAGCAACAACATTATCATTATCATCTGGTGCAGAAGATTTTAATGTTGCACAAATCAATCAAGAGCTCATGCAAAATCTGGGTATCATTGAATATACTAATCTTAGAAATGCTGGTAAACAAGCTAAGAAAGCTGGGATCATGGGTGCAATCTTTGGACTTGGTACTGATATAGGAACTATAGGATCAGCTGGAGGATTTTCTAAACCACCAACTACAAACACTACAACTACTTTTGATATTGATCAAGCTGGTAGAATAAGAGGTGGTATTTAATGGCAAAAAAAAGAATTATATTTGAAGGCAACAATGTCAAATACTTTCCTATATCAAATGTAGGTGGAGATCAGTTTAAGGTCCAGGCTGCTTTACAAGGAAACCTTGCAGATAGAATAGATAATGTTTTAAAGTTTTCTATAGGTAAAGTAGAAACAGAAAGTAAAATTAAGGCTTACGAGTATGCAGCAGCTAATCCAATATCATTTAGTCAATACCAAAACGCATCACCTCAAGAGAGAAATGAATTATTACCTAAAGGTACCAATGTATTTAATTCTACATTAAGAAATGCACAAATAAACTTTTTAGCAACTGATGTAGCTATGGCTGCATCTAAAAAAATATCCGAGTTAGAATTAAATGCAAACAATATGGATATGGATGTTGAAACATTTGAGGCAGAATTAAACTCTATTGTTGATGGATACACTCAATCATTTTTAGAAATAGATGGAGAGGGAGCTGTAACTGTAAAAGCTAAATTAGCTACAATGGCTCATACATCCTTAAATGGTTACTATGATAAAAAAATAAAACTTGCTAAAGATATAAAAGATGCAACAGTAAAAGATTATGCTGGTACAACAGTAAATGAAGTAGGTAAAATTATACAAGCTAATGGTGCCTTCTTTGAAACTTATGATGATGTAGATGGAGTAACAGTAAGGACATCTGTTGATGAACATTTAGCAAAAGAAAAAAATAGAATTAAATTAGAGTTACTTGTTAAAGGATATAAAGATATTGATGGCTGGAGTGCTAATTGGGATGCAGAGATAGTCAAGCAAAAACAAATGTACCTTGATGGTTACTATATCACACCAGATGTACAAGAGAGTGTAAAACAAGCAAACGATATGTATGACCAGGCAGAGAGTGGTAACTTTGGTGGTAATCAAAACATGCAAGAGATTTACAAAAGTTTAGATAACAAAGAAAAAGATGCTTACCTTGATAAGGTAGAAGAATGGAAAGATGGAGTAGCTAATAAAAAAAAAGATAGAGATGAGGCTTTGGCTATTGATCAATCTAGTTTAATTAAAAATACAAACATAAAATTTCATGAGGCTATTGTAGAAAATGATTATGCGAAAGCTGTAGAGGCTTTAAATGATATGAAAGGTATTACTGGTGCTGAGGATGCTTATACTGATATGCTCAAAGATTTTGAAACAAAAGAAGAGGGAGGAGCTTTTACAGATCCATTAGTATTTGATAAATTAGAAGAGATGCTAATAATGGGAACTATAACTAATTTAGATATTGATGATGCTTATGCAAAAAGAGATATTACAGCAAAACAAAGATCAGATTTTAAATTAGCAAAAGATAAAAGACTTACCTCTACATTTAAACAAGCAGACGCATATCTTAAAAAAGCTATTGGTTATGAAGATACAAGAATTACAATAGGAGATAGTGAAGAGAAAACTTTAGCCTTTGATAGATACAGAGCAAAATCTATAGAACTATATGAATACTTTTTAAATACTCCAGATGTAACTGCGAATGAACTTATAACAAAAGCAAAAGAAATTGTTGGTACAACAACAGCCTCTCAAGATTTAAAAGCTAAAATAATTACAAAAAGAACTGAAATAAAAACAACTAAGTATGGACAATTTACTTTAAATAGTAGAGCTATGTTTGCCTATGCAAAACAATTAGGTTTGACTGAGGCAAAAACAAAATCTCAATTTGATAATCTTTTTACAACAGTAGAAGGTGTAGATACAATAATTTCTGTGTTAGATAGTATTAAGTTAATACCAGAGGGTGGAGAAAGAAAAATTGATGTTGAAGGTTCTTTCTTTGATAAAACTATTACAAGACCATTAAGTATAACAGATGATAATATTGATATACTAAGATCTAAATTACTTGCATATCAAACTTTACTTATAGAGGACCAACAATGAGCAGTATAGATAAAGCATACGAAAATTATTATAAATATAAATCAGAAGATAGAGATTACATACTGACTAATAATGGTTACGAACCAACAGAAAAAACAATATTTGAAAAGGCTTATGATGTAATCAAACCTGGAGGTACCTTTGAAACAAAAGTACAACCAGTATTAAAAGATATGGGTAAAGGTGCAGCTAGAGGTGTTTTCAAACTTTCTGAAGGTATTACTACATTGATTGCAGCTGGAGCTGAAAAATTTATATTAGGTCCAGAGGCTTTAAAAAAACTAGATCCAGAGGGAGATGGAATAGTTAAAGACATTGGAGAGTTTTATAAAAGAAATTTTTATGACAAGATAGGTGATACAGAAACTTTACCAGGTGCATTGACAGAAGGACTTACTCAGTTTGCAGCCCCAGGTCTTGGATACTACAGATTATTTAATGCTCTTATAAAAGCTAGAGGTGTGTTGCCATTTCTTACAAGAGCTCTATCAGCAGAGGCAGCAACAGTAGGTACAGCTCAAGTAGCTGGTGATGCAAACTTTGTAAGTTTTCTTGCAGAAACTTTTGACATAGAAACTAAAGATGCAGAAACAATGGCACAAAGATATTTTGAATATTTAAGAACACCAGAGGATGTAACTGATGGTGTAACAGCTGATGAGGTTCTTGCAGAGAAATGGAAAGCAATACAAGGTGATATAGTGTTAGGACCTTTGGGTGAGGCTATTGGACCATTATTAACTAAGTTTTTCTCTGGCATGAAAAAATTATCTAAAGGTAATAATGAAACAATAAAAGAAATAAATAACAAAATGAATTTTTCTGCTGGTGCGTCTATGAACCCAGAAGGGCCTTTGGCCAAACAAATAGAAGAAGGTACATTTAAGTATGAACCAGAGTTAGAAGGTGAGGATGCTTTTAATTCTTTGTCTATTATGGATAGTGTTACTCCAGTAATTAAAGGTAGTGGTAAAAATGAAAAAGTAAAAATTGACGACATTTTAAATCATTTTGACCAGGCTCAAAAATTAGATATTACTAATCCAAATGATTTTGCTAAGATGGTCAATCAAGGTACAAAAGAAGTTAAGTATCAATTAAATCAAGAGATTACTGGAGCTGGATGGTATGACAAAGATATTAAAATAGCTATGGAAAAACTAGATGACATTAATCCTAAATTTAAAGGTAATAAAGATATAAAAGACTTTGTTGTATTTTTAACTGCTATTGCATCACCAGGAGTAAATGTAGGATCTGATTTTAAAGTAGCAGCACAAATTGCAGACATTTATCTAGATACTGGCAAGATACCAACAACTAATCCATTTAGTAAACAAACAGATAAAGATGTGTTAGTAAAAATGGGTAAGGCCAAAGTTGGTGATGAAAAAGGATGGACACAAAGAGCTCATTTAAAAGGACAATTAGAATTTGTGCAAAAGTACATTGATCAAAATGGATTAGCTAGTTTTATAGATTTCCTAGATACTCCAACTACAAGAAGAGAATTAAATGAATTAAGAAAATCTTTTGATATGAAACCTATTTCTGGTGCTTTAGATAAAGAGATCTATGGTGCAGATATGTTTGGACCTAAAGTAAGTAAATTTATGCAGAGCTTATTAGGTACTTCTGATGAGGCTGTTCCAGATATTTGGTTTACTAGAGGATTTAATAGAAAGTCTGGTAATGTTTATACAATTAAAAAAGATGGTGTAAAAGCAAGTGCTGATCAACCTAGAAATTTAAGTGAAAGAAAAATAATGGATAATTACATAACAGAGGTAAGAAATAGCTTACAAAATGAGTATGGTATTACATTAAATAATCGTGACACCCAGGCTGTTTTATGGTATTTTGAACAAGGATTATATACAAAAATAGGAGTTAAGAGTGAACCAAAAAGTTATGCAGACGCAGCAAAATCAATCATTGAAAGAAAAGCCAATGACTTCCAAGGAGGCATTTCACCGAGCAAGATTGATACTGTCGAAAATCAGAAGATCGATGGAAAACAAACAGACACAAACCAAAGTATAAACAATCAAACAAAAGGAGCTGATCAATAATGGCTCTTAAATCAAAAGACTTACCTTTAGATACTGTAGCAGAAACTACAAACACTACAGTCAATTTAGATTTCTTGGAAAAGAATGACAAGACAATGATTGACAATGATGTTGATTTTAAAAGTGTAAGCAAA